CTCGCGCGATCACGATGTCATCCTCTATGATCATAATTTTATACATTATCATAATCTCTCCTTATACCTTTGGACAGGATTTTGTCGTTTTCCATTTTATCATTCATATTAATATATTATCATACCGTCTGCTGTTTATCCAAACGTTGTTCCTCTCTTCTCATAATGACATTATTGCAGAATAATTTCACTATGACAATATCATAGAATAATAACAAAATTTACTAAAAATATAGACAACTAATTATAGTTATGTTATAATACATATGTAAAATAACTTAATAAAAAAAGGGTGTCCATTATGTTGGCTACCTATAACGATTTCATCACTCAAAACCCAAACTGCCGCAAGTTCGAAAACGACGATGATATGCAGAATGTTTTTGGTTTCCTCTCGCAGGACTTCATCATCGTTCAGATGATAGATGCGAGCGAAGCAGGTAAACCTGCTCTTGCACCTGTTGCCGTCAATGTTGAGCATTTTTTCGCCGACCCAAACAAGTCGCACGATAATTCTCTGGACGACAACTTCACCAAGCAAGCAGTAGGGCTAATGATTAAGACCGTACTTGAGCCTTTCGGGTACACAGTGTGGAAACAGAAAGACTTACCTAAAAGCATCAACGCAACTAAGTTTCAGTCTGCCTCAACATACCGCTTTGACGTGCTTGCTCCAAGGAGCATGAAAATCGTCAAGCGAGTTGAGGAAATAATTCCATCATCTGAAAGCGAGGGTTAATATGACTAAAGAACAAGAATTGCTGGCGTTTCTCCATCAAAGGGTTTTTGACCCTGTCCTGAATTCTCCTACTGCTTCCAAAGGACTCAAAAGCGGTGTGAATCTTACGATTGCCCGAATGAGCCAACGTGATGCCGCCGGAATGGTACAGTATTTTTGGTCGGCGGTCATTGGCACGGAACGTAGTATCGGTTTTGCACATCGTATGCGCGAAGAGGGATTTACACGATTTGAGGAAGTCCTTGAAGAGTTTCGTACACGCTTTAACGATGCTTGGCTTCGCTCGTGACGGTCAAAACCCCCATGATCTGTCAAGGCGCAAAAGTGTATTGACCGTGTTCCATATCTGCTGGCTTGCCTGAACGCTGTCAGCAAAGAAGCCGCCTGTTGAGCCGTCGCGGGATTCGTACCAGTTGGATACGAGCATAATAACCGCTTGCTTGGTAGTGGGCGGCATATCATTTTCGCTATAGTAGCCCGAAGCGATGTGCTGATAGCTTTCGGCATAGTTTACGGCGGCAGCGGTGAGCCGCAGGAGTAAAGCGTCGTCTTGGTCGTGGGTCAGGATGAGGTTATCCTTGACCAGGTGGGCTGACCCGTGCCGGTGCCGACGCAGAATGCCTGCTCCTCAGCAACTCCGAATGCCCTTGCAAACTCTGCGGCGATGGTCTTCTGGTCGAAGGTCGGGTTGCTCTCGGTGTAGGAGCCATTCTCGGCAGTACACTGGGCGGTGCTGTGCGTTGCCGCAACAGGGATTTTACGCTCCGCCGAGGTTGTGATGGTTTTAGCGATGGAGCGGATGATGTTTGCTTCCTCCAAGCCGGTCACAATCTGACGTTCGAACTCAAGTGGCACAAGATATCCACCATCCGTATCGGACGAGGTGGACAGGACATTGTTGATGGGCTCCTTACCGCGCAGAATTTTACCGAAGTCCTCCTTGTATTCGTCGGAAGCCCTGCCGATTTTAGCTTCAGCAGATTTGGTCGGTGCCTAGGGATATCATCTCGGCTTCCATGCGGTCGTACTCCGCGGCGGACTCGGCGGGAACGAGGCCGTCCGCGCCGCGCTTGGAGTCGAGGAACGCCTTGGCGGTGTTCCAGATTTTGTTGCGCTTCTCGCGCAGTTCAAGGATTGTACTTATTGTCATTACCTCCATAAGTTTAGTGGATAATCAAATTGAGCCGTTTCTTCTGGCGAAGAAGGCGGCACCGTAGTCTTCTGTGGCGAGCGCAAGCCCCACGGCGTTTTTTGCCATCGCTATGAGCGAGTAGCCGATTAAGCCGTCGAAGCCGAGTCCGGGGATATGCAGGATGCTCTCACGCCTGAACTTCACCTGCCCCTTGTCGCTTTGGTAGCTGTTCTTGGGCTTATCTCTGCCATGAAACTGAAAGAGCCTTGAAAACACATTCATATAAACAACAACTCCCTTTCCGCGTAAACGCTGTCGTTTGACGGCGGCGACATACTGATGAAGCCCTGACCGAACGGGAAAACGACAAAACCGTATTCCGCGCCCAGTTCCTCAAGGTCGCGGCGAATCTTTTCCGCGCCGTAGCGGTTGTAGGCGATTTTACGGATACGGAACCGCTCGGACAGCTTGGCGATGAACGCCACGATATAGTCGTAGTCCACGACGTTGCCCTCGGTAGTCTTGAACGCACCCATCTTCTTCCACACAGCATGAGGCACGTGGTCGCGCCGTGTCCGTAGGTCGATAACGTCCTCCGGCAGCCAGTAGAATGGCAGAACCGTATATTTCGTATCGCCGCTGGTCGGCGTGAATACAGGCACGAGTGAGGTAAGGTCGCCGGTGGATGAGAGGGCAAGCCCACAGTAGCAATCGCGCCCCTCGTAGTCCTCCCAGCCGATTTCCTCACCGCAGGCGTTCCATTTGTCCATAGGCATCCAGCGGATGTCGGCGTTGCGCCACTCGTTTAAGAGGAACTGCCGGAAGTGCATCTCCTCGGCGGGGTTCTGTCGTGCCTGTTCGTAGGTGGCCTGCACCGTTTCGAAGAGAATCGTTACGCCGATGGACGGGTTCACCCGACGCCAGACGCACTCGTCCTCCCAGTCGTCGCCCTCTTCAATGCCGAACACGGCTGGATAGAAAGCGGGGTCGACCTTGGAGCCGTCGATTACCGCCTGCGCCTTGCAGTGGATTTCGTAACAGATGGACGTTTTGTCCCTGCCCGCCGTGGTGATGAGGAAGTAGAGCGGCTGTCATCTGGCGTCGCCCGTGTGCTTGTTCATCGTGTCGAAGAGTTCTCTGGTCTGCTGGGCGAACAGCTCGTCGAAAATCAGTCCGCTGACGTTGAAGCCTTGCTTGGACTTGGTTTCACTCGACAATACCCGATAGAAGCTGTTGGTGTGCTTAAAGAGTATCCGCTTGGTGGACGGTATCAGCTTCGACAACTTATTCAGGTCGGCGCACTGCTCCGTCATCGCCTTGGCGGTGTTAAACACGGTGCTCGCCTGATTGATGTCGGCGGCGCAGGAGTAGACCTCGGCTCCGGCTTCGCCGTCGGCGAACAGGAGATATAAAGCCACCGCCGCCAGTTCTGATTTGCCGTTCTTCTTGCCGACCTCGACATAGGCGGTTCGGAACTGCCTGTAACCGTCCGCGTCCACGATGCCGAAGATATCGCGGATAATCTGCTCCTGCCAAGGCATTAGCTGGAACGGCTTCCCGTACCACTCGCCGGTGGTGTGCTTGAGCATTGATATAAAGTTGACCGCAAAGTCCGCCCGCCGCTCGTCGTAGTGCGAGGTCGACAGCATGAGCGGCGTGGGTTTGTATGTGAATGGCATAGGCTGTCGCCTCCTTTCAGCGCAAAATAAAACAGAGCCGTGATTGGCTCTGCGTGGTCTATCCTAATCTATATGTGTACGAGGAACAGCCCCTTACGGGGTGCCCTCGGTTGTTTTCATAGTTAGGTTACGGTTTCTCGGTCAGCCGGCCATCCGTCAGAATGTAGTGGTGTTCCTAGCCCTGTGGGTCTTTGGCGATAATCCGCAGTCCACCGTTTTCAAAGGCGTTGTAAGCCTTCACGAAGCTGTAGCCGCCGCCAAGCTGCTCAGCGATGAGTTTTCGGTAGCCCATTTCATGCCTCTTCAGTTGTACTTGGCGATGATGATGTCGTAGACCGCATTGACCTCATCGGTGGCGGGTTCAACGTCCCAACCCCTGTCGTAGTTCACGAGGTCGCGGCTCTCGCCGACCTTGCGGATGGTCAGCTTGCTGACCCTGCCGCCGTCAATGCCGAACTCCGAGCGTTCTCAAAGTGCTTGACCCAGTATTTGTACTTGTCGCCCGTAGTCGGGCTTGCGATAATCCCTTGACCACATCTTATTTGACCTCCTGCTGTGCTTTGATGGCGAGCCATTCGGGCTTTCTTAATCCTCGTGAGCCGCATGGCATCGTGCCTGAAAATCTGCGTGTCGCTGCGGTACTCGTACCGCTTGCCCTCGTGGACGATGTACTCCGGCCGTGTCCTTGTGCCGCCTTGCTATCAGTCCGCTGTAAACCGCCTTGCTTACGCATCCGTTTGCCTTCATGTTCTTGTCCTCCGTTTTCGTGGTTGTTTGCCCTTCGGCACTTACATATATCACTCTAAACGGCTGTAATAGCAAGAAGCCTGTCCGAAAAATAATATATCCTTCGTAGATTTGATTTCTTTTGCATCCCTTAACTTCCAATCGAATTGGGAGAGGGATATGCTTATGTCACTTTACAGCATTTTAAGGGACTTCTTTTTTTACTAATTACCGGATAGGCGTCAATTTCCCATATAACGCATATCTTGCGTTATCGTATTCATAGGAGCAGGTAGCCAAAGTGATTATCCGGTCATCAGCCTTTACTATCGTGTTAGATTCAAAGGTTGATTTCTTTTTTAGCGAATCAACATAATTTTGGAAATCATAATCATCTTTAAAATCAAATCGAACAGACTCATAATTCCCATCAACAACATTTCCCGCAAAAAACTCAATCAGATAATTACCATCAGGGGTAAAAAAAAGCATGGTTGGAAAGCTGTCATAATACCCTTGATCTTTGTACTTTGTTAAGGAAGAAAACATAGATCCATCTTTCATGTTGTGCCCATATATAATTGTATTTTTATCAGAAAAATCATTATGATTGCGATAATCCATAAATATCGACCCCAGCTTGTTCCGCTCACCAGTAAACAGATGTGTAAGGTAGAAATCGTTATCTTTTCCCTGCACTACTGGATAGTTGATTTCTGTTCCTTCAGCAGCAATCCATCCTACCACATCTGGATTGATTTTCTCCAGAGATATGAAGTCTACTCCGTTAATTTGTTGCTCTTTTTTTTCTCCTGATGATGATTCACCAGCAGTATCCAGGAGTGTGCTATCATGGTCAGTAGAATGGTCTGCTAATTTCCCCAAAAGACTTAGTTGCTGATAGATATCATCGCCTTTGGCATACTCCTGCCTATCTGAAAACAGGACAAAAACTGAATACAGAATACCTACCACGCACAACACCATAAGAATATGCAATATTAAGCGCAGATGTGATTTACCAAGGTGCTTCATCACGTTCTCCTTTCTATCTAAAAACGGCGGCAGGATTTTATGTTTCCTACCGCCGGTGCTTTATCTAATTATTTTTATTTCCTCTGTCTAAAATATTTCTTGCGCATGGTAAAATCGGCAGCAGTAAGGACCATAAGCGCTATTGAGAAAAAGATTAACCCAATCTTAGCAAGGTCATTAGACTGATCGTCTCCTGTTTGAGGCATACCTTCTTTATCATCATCAAATTCTTGA